GCTCTATTTAAATCAATATCAAATAATTCTTCTACTTCTTCGAGTGTTACAGGAACACCTTTTTGAAATCTTTTTCTTTCATGGGGTTGCACTAAATGTCCTATACCCACAGTTAATTTACCTAATGAATCATTATAAGGCTCTAAAACACAACCTTCGTGAGTTCTAATTCTATTTTTTAATTCATTTGTAATTTTAATCATATTCCCCAGTTCTCCTTTTCTGCATGTTCATCTATGATTGATTGTTTTTTAAAAAATTTAAATATTTTTTTTAATATTCTTTTCATTTCTATTTTTTAGGAAAACCTTTCTTCATGTTTTCCCAAGCTTTTTTTGAAATGGTAGAATTTTTTTTAGATCGACTTGTTCCTGCTTTTTTTCTCTTGTTGATATTTGCCCAGAGTCCTGGTCTTTTATTTGTCATCTTCCTTGTCCTTTATATTTTTTAAAGTTACGTCTTTTATGTTTGTTCATGGTAGACCAACTTATTCTACCATCCCCTATTGTAGTCTTTTTGACTACGTGTTCAATACTACTCCCCTGAGTTTGTTTCTTCATCTTGATTTTCTATTTCATCATGCTCACAACCTGCACATTCACACATGCAAGACATTTCACAATGACAAGGACATTTACATTTTTTACACTTACAGAAGCATTCCATTATTTTGTAAGACTATTTTTTTTCTCATAACTGCGGAGCCCTGCCATTCCGAGCAACGCTGTGACAAGCGGGAATAAAGTGGCCATGTCCAATTCTGGTAAAGGTGCTGTTTCAATACTAAAGGTGGCAAGTACAAACATAAGAAATTGTTTTATTACATACTCCCACGCTATGGCAAGGGCACAAGACATGCCTATGAGTGGCCTCCACGACCGCTGCATAATACCACCAATCCCTGTCGCTGTTGACTGAGCATCAGCAAGATTGATGTCCATTTGCTTTTTATTGAGCTCGTTTTCAAGTTCTTGAAGTTTAATTTTGATTTGGCCTTTTTCTTCTTCTGAAGTGTGGACACTGTCAATAACTTTACCGACAGTGTCCACTAAAGATCCGCCTAATAATTTAGATAACATTCCTAGTTAACGAACCAGTGATAGATAAGAAAACATGCTACAATAAATATAAACCATTGTGCATGTACATTGAGTTTACTCCATAGACCATAGGTCCAATCCCATACTTTTTTCATTAGAATACCCCCTTAAATGGAACTTTCTTTACTTGTACGGCGTACTGTCCTTGTGTTTTAGACTTTGAAGGATCAGTAGGTGCTAACTTAAAAGGCACTTTAGACTTATCAGTCATTTGATACTGTCCTTTGTCTATACTTTTTTCTTTCATTTTAAAATACCTCTTAATGTACTGTCGGTTTTACCCACTGTACCTTGCTTCCACCTATGGTGTCAATCAAATTTATTGCCATTTCAGCGCCATAATTTTCTTCATAGATCATTCTTGTTGTATATAACATTGCAGTTGCAATAATGACTTGTTCTTCAGGTGTTGTATCTGTTTTTTTAAAATATTTAGATAATTCTTCCATATATTTTTGTAATTTTACATCTGACATTATTTTTTCTTGGATAATCCAGCCTCAGAAAGTGCTATAGCAATAGCTTGTTTACGATTTTTCACCTTTTTCTTTGATTTTCCAATATTTAACTTTTTATTTTTAAATTCTTTCATCACTTTTTCGACTTTTTTCTGTTTTTTATCCATTTTTAGCCTTTCTTGGTGTTGTAAAGAACATTTTTTATTAAAGTAGCTCTTAGATCTTTGTCTAAAGATGTTCCTTTTTTATTTTTTTTCAAGCTTGCATACTTTTTCATCAAATCTGCACGTGAAGGAGCTTTATATCTTTTGTTAGAAGTAGTTGTGTTGGTAGTGTTGCTACTTTTTGTGTTTAATTTAGGAACTTTAATACTCATGTTATTAGCCTAACATGTTTTTTGCTATGTTGATAGCATTTCTCTCCCTTGAAACTTCAATTTTTTCTTTATCAACTTGGTCCTTTTGTGCAAGTCGAGCAAGGTCGAGTGTTTGACTATTCTGATCTTCTTGTGTTCTACGTAATAAATCAGCTTTTCTTATATCTAACTCATCTTCTTTTAAAGCAACTAAAGGATCTTTACCTGCATCAGGCATCATTTGTTGTTCTTGTTGTACTAATTGTTCTGTTAATTCCACAATTCTATTAGCAATCGCTTTTTGTGATTCTACTTGAATTGCTTGCATCTCTTCAGGAGACATTTGGATACCTTGTTGCTGTGCTTCCATCATCTTTTGTTGTGTTGTTGCTTGTACTTCTTCATTCGCCATGGCAGAAATGTGATCAGAGATATGAGCTTGTAAAGCCATTAAGACAACTAAATTACTTTTAACTAATTGAGAGCTCATAAATACTTGGTGAGCTTTAATATGAGCCATGTGATCTTGTCCAGGAAATACTTGAGCGGGCATATTACGTAAGGCATTACCATTCTCGATACCTGGATCGAGTGGTTGTGGTTGAGGTGGTTCTGGTAAAATTTGTTCAATATTAGAAACTCGTAAAGCCACATACATTCTTCTATATGCTTCTCTTAAATTATGTAACTGAGGTGCAGATTGTGCCATTTGTAATTGTGTCTGAGCCATCGCAATACGCTGTGACATAGAGAACATACTAGGATCACTAACAGGCATGATGTCAATTCGATCATCAAAATCTGTTTGTTTAATATTAGGATTAATGTTCCCCACACTGTAAGGATAAACAGGAGGTAAATAGATTTGAAAAGTTTTTGCCAATAATGCAAATTCTTGTTTTTGTGCATTGTGTAATCTTTTGTGAATAGAACTTATAACCATCGTGCCTCGTTCCATTAAGGCAACAGTTGTTCCTACAGGAGCATTTTGATTAATCTGAGCATCACCAATTTTTGAATCAGCTACAGAAACAAATCTCTTAGCTGCATCGACACAGAAACCTAAAAGAGCAAATAATGTTTGATCGGGTCCTTTGTAAGGAAGATTGATGAGAGCACCTTGAATCGTGCCACTCGGAGCATCCACATCTCTAAACTCACCGGGTTGTAAAGGTTGATCATCATCTCTAATACGAATGCCTCTTGCTTTAAAACCCGCAGGTAAATTACTTAGGGTTCCCGCATCAAGTAACTGACGCAAAGCGAGAGTAGCTGTTTTTGATAAGCCACCTATCATATGAATAAGACCAAAACCATAGAACCCTAATCCAGGAAGGAATTTGTAATGAACAAAATAAGCTTTCTTTCTTCTTAATGCATCACCTTGTTCATAATTTCTGTAGATAGATAATATTTTATTGCTACCTTCATCAATAGTTACAATATAAGGAAGTTTTTGCCCTTGTTCATCTTCATATCCTGGTAAGTCTAAATAACAATGACACTCATACAAAGTATACATATCAGATGTATAGCCACTTGATTTTGTACCTTCTATGGAATCATATTTGTCTTGGACTTGGTTATCATTATTGTATGGTTGTATTTCAACATCCCTATACAAACCAAATATTTGTTTTTTCTTTAACTCAATCTCATTCATCTTGATGATGTGTGTTACTCTTTCTGCATCATCTAAATAACTAGCACCATAAGTAACAACTAAATCTTCTGCGGGTACAAATTGAGAACGAGCTCTTTCTTCTGTTGAATCATAAAAAACTTTTCTAAAAGCAGAACCTGCCAAAGGTAAATAAAATAACATCTGGTCAGTTTCTGTTTCATAATCTTTCATCACATAAGTAATTTGATAATTCATATAATCTTGAACACGTTGTGCTTGTTCTTCTAACTGTTCATTAGATGCACCAATGATTGCTGTCTTAACAGGACCATTAGCAGGTAATAATTCTTTGTAAGCTTGGGATTGAAACTGTACGGCTGCTTCGGAGAGTACAGGATGTGTTACAGAAGAGGCCCCTCTAAATGGTCTTGTACGCTCTTCATATTTAAATCCTAAAAGATCTAAACCTTTTGTATATTGTGTTTCCCAATCTTCTCTAGAAGTTTTGTCATCTTCAATAGAGGACATTAGATCAATAGAGATATTATCTAAATCTTCATCAGTTAAATATTCTGCTAAATTAGAATTAAAATCTTCTTCGCCTAGTGGCTGTTCTGTCATGGGTTGCATATTACCCATATCATCTTCTACAAATTCTGTAATAACTTCTTCGGATCCTGGTTGAATAATCTCTAGTGGATCACCTTCAATTTCAATTTTATCTTCGTTATAATTTATATCGGTTGTTACTCTCTTATCAACTGCCATCATACATCCTTGTCTTTGGTCTTTTGTTTGGTTTCATTAATTCAAATCCACGTGGTCTAACTATTCTAACGGGCTTTTTCTTTTTTACGACTACTTTTTTCATTTTTTATTATTAATGGGCATTATACCAGATAAATTTTGTTTTACATAATTAGCAGCGTCTAAAGGGTCTGAGAAATTTTTTTTAGCTATGTCTACTAATAAATTATAATAACTGTTTGGAGAAAGTTTATTTCCAAAGGTTCCATAAATTGATTCAATACCCAGTCTTTCTTTATCGGCTGCTGCTTTTTCATCTTCAGGATAAAAAGTACTTGCTTCTAAATCAGGTATAGTTGCAATCTCTAAACCAACACCAATTCCAGGAAAGGCTAATTTTGTTCCTCCTGATAGAAGTGTAGAAGCTTTTCCCGAACCAATAATACTCATAAGAGCTGCTGTAAACTTAGCAATTTTTTTAGGTGCAATTTTATTAACGGACTCTTCCGCTAACTTACCTACGTTATAACTACCTTGTCTCCCCATCAAATCAGTCATAACTTCATCCACTATTTCTTTTGTTAATTTTTTATTCCAATATTTTGCAGAAATAAAAGTAGCTCTATCACTTAACATTTTTTTAATTTTATAGGGAGTGTATGGTTTTTTTGTGTCAGGATCTACTTCACCCATTAAATCAACTGCAAATTTGTCAAAATCATCTTGTTTAACTTTATCTACGTAATCTGCAATAGCCTTATCAAGGGATTTATTAAAATCTTTTGTTATATAACCTTCATTTTTTTCTAATGCTTTTGTAACTTCTGCTCTAATACCTAAATTTTCTTTATCAGGAATTTTTAATCCTGTGCTTTTTTCTGCATCAGGATCAAAATTTAAAGCACCACTTTGTTGGTATTCTACTGTTTTTGTTACATCGGAATAAGGTTTATATTTTTCTTTGTAATTTTTAACTACTTGATCTTGTAAAGCAATTACGTTTTGTGCTTTAGGTAAATAAGTTTTTTTAACTCTTTCATAATAGTCAGTCAATTCCTCTCCTGCTAATGGATCAGGTAAGAAAGATCCAGCAGGTAAACCTGCTTCAATATAAGATCGACTACCTTGTATAGCTTTTTCTAATTCAGGATACTTAGCAATAATTTCTGGTGTTAAAAAATCACCTGGTTTGAAACCATACTTTTTTGCAATTTTAACTGCCTCTTTAGTATTAGCAACTCCTAAGTAAGTTTTACCTGTTTTATTAATTTTAGTGCCTGTTGTTTTTTCTCTTAGCTTTCCCACAGGTTCATCTGTTAATCCAGCCTGTGTTGAGTAATCAAGCTTCTGTTCTTCCTCAAATAAATCTTTTATTGTAAATGGATTAACCTGAGAGGGTTTAATTCCAATTAGTTTTCTTATAAACTTCTGTAAATTAGAACCTATTCTTAAATCATCTTCAGCCATCAGTTATAATACTCATAATTCCTATATACTCTGCTATCATCTCGATAATCATCCTCGAGATCAACAAAGTTACCCGCACGGTAACGCATCAATGCCTGTGTCGTGCTATCCACATAGTCATCGTGTTCACCAAACGGGAACGCTGCGCATTCTTCAATTAACTCTTGCGACCATTCTTTATCCACATAAAATACTTTACCCGACTCAAAGATCGGTGCAATTGCGTTAACTCTTGACAACTTATCATTCCCTCTACTAGGTGTAAAGTTAGATATGGGTATTCCTA